GTAACAAAAAGTGTGTTAGCCCCTTGAACTACAACTGGTATGGGTCCAGCTGTACCTGCTGCAGTTATTTGTATTGCTCCTGGGTCTATTGCTACATCAACCTTAGCTTCAGTTTGTATCATGCTGACTAGTTCTTCGGACATCATTTTTACTTTTAGAGCCTCTCTGTTTGGTCCGTCAGAAAAAACATCACCCATTGGTAATCCAGCTTCAGATTCAAGTCTTGCTATTGTTCTAGCTGCCAAATTTCTAGCACTCATACCAGGTCTTAAATTTTTCCCTAATAATAATAATGGTGGGGGTATATTTCTTGCTGGTTTTTGAGCCATACTAAATACACCCGATATAACACTGATTATATTACTTATCGAGGTTAAGTCAACATCGCCTGTTGGTGATTTTTCTGAAGGTTTAGATTCTGCCATCTTTATAATTATTTTGGTATTGATTGTGTGTTTATTTTCCTTATTTGTGCTATTATGTTTGGTGGTACACCTGAATAGCTTAGTAAGATACTTACGTAGTTTTTAGCTTTTTCTATTTTGTCGTCAGCAAATTTTTGTTTAAGTAAATTTGTGATGTATAATAATACTAAATTTAGTAGTAGGTTTAAAAGCATATTCAAAACTATCTTACCGATACTTTTAACTAGTTTTCTATTCTTCTTTACAAAATCAATTGGACCATCATAACTACTACCTTGACCATATATTATTTGATGATTTATAGCAAAAAGAGTTATAAATTCTGGAGTCATTATTGCTGACATAACAACCCTTTGTAACTTTTTAACTATCTCAATAAAAAAGTTAGTTCGTATCGTTTCTCTATTTACATCATTTGATGCGAAACTAGCCTGTACATCAGCTGCGTTATTTAATGCGTCTACTATTGCGGAAACTTCTTCAACCTTAGTTGTTGTTGCGTCTATATTTGTTATTGCTTGATTGGCAACCCCACTACCCACTTGAACTTTAAGATTACCGCATGTTTTTAATTCTCTAATACCTTTTCGTCTGTCGTTTGACTCTCTGTCTATTCTAGCTAGTGTTGGATTGTCAAAATCAAAAAAATTATCATCTACGACATCGTTTTCAGAGTCTAATATAAAATCTAGTACTTCTTTAAGTTCTAATTCAGATTCAATTTGTTTTTTACTTTTTTTAGTAACAGAAGATATGGACCCAAATAACTCTTCTAATATTAAAGTGATAACTTTACTTGAGTCTAGTGAATCTGGGTTACCAAATAATGATAAGCTATCAATGAAGTCATTATTAAATTCTACTAATTTTTTATTTGAATAATCAACACTGGTGTTGTATTTAATAACATTATTTATAGTTCCGCTTGGTATGAACTCGCTTTTTAGTATATTGGTACCAGTGACTGACGAACCCCAGTTTGTAGGTGTCCCTGGTGTTTGTATGGTGTTATATAAGTAAGTATTAAAGTCTTTACTATTAATACCAGTTGCGGCGTCAGTGTAAATTAAACCACCTTCAAAACTTTCTGGATTTACTTTCATAATGCCGAAAAAGTCTATATCGGTAATTTTTAATTCAACTCCGTCACCAGTATCTTTTAACCATGTTGGTACTGATGGGTTAACATCACAGGATACTAATTTCTTTAGTTCTAATTTTAAACCTTCCTTAATTGCTTCTTCGATTTGTGGGAGCCTGTATGATATTGTGTCTACAACATAATCCCTTAAAGCTCTAGCCCCTATTAATGCTGTTGCTAAATCTATTAAAAAATCAGTACTATTTGTTTTGTTGTTTACAGATGAAAAAGAACTATTAACTAGCCCATTAGGTATGTTACCTAGGGCGTTTACTGCCGCTATTTTTGAAAAAATATTTCTTTTCCCGTCTATGATACTCATAATTACTCTTCATCTTTATCAACGTTATCTGATTTAGAGTTTTCCTCCATCATTCTTCTAACGGCTTTAAAGTCGCTTATTGAGACTTTTCCATTATTTTTTTCATTAATTGCTTTTTCTGTATCACCCCCATTTTTTAGCACATCAGTTTGTAGTTTAGCCACTTCTAGTTTCATTCTCATTGCTGAGTCTTTAATTTTAAGTGCGCTAGTCTTTTCTTTAGCTATTTTAGTCAAGTCGTCAACATCTTCTGGTTCGGCAGCGTTGCTCATTTCATTTATGTTGTTTTGAGCAGCGATTATGTTACCACACGCATCATTATAAATTTCTTGAAGCAAACCCTCTATGGCTGCTGAGTCGTTAAGTTTTATTTGTTGCTTTTTTTTCCTTGGCATAGTAAGTGTTTATAAATAAATATCTAAAATTAGTTTTTTATTTTATACCGTTTTCCATTCCGTCTATTTTAACAAGTTCGTATAAAACTTTAAATCGCTTCATTCCTAATCTAATGTCTTTAGTGGTTAGTCCAGTATATCGTCTCATACTTTCAAGTATTGAATTTTTATTAAATTTAGTTCCACCAGACATCAGGTCTAGCGTTATTTCCCAATCCTTAAGTATATCAATTAAAGCATAACCAACCTTAAGTTCGTTTTCGTTTAATTTTTTCTTACTACCCTTACAACCACCCTGTATTTCATCATTAATACTATCTATTAATTTACCAATAAATTTATTCATAGTGAACTCATTGTCATCAAGTTCGTACTGTTGGTCTGGTTTGTGTTCTACCACAACACTTACATTCTCATATGATTCTACTTGCTTTATTTTTTTTTCATCAGCAATTAATAATCCTAGAATGTAATTCTTACAAATAGTTCCATAATAAGAATAAGCTTTCTTACCTTTAGAATTTTCAAATTTATGAGCTTTTGTTATTAGGAATGAAAGTGTGTCTGAGTGTAAATGTTCAAAAGACTCTACCTTTCTATATAACTTATATTTCCTAATTATCGATTCAATCATTTTATTCAACGGGTCCCTAAGCCATTCGTTGTAGATTGCATTCCTTTCTTTTTCGTTCTCTGTACTTAAATATTTTAAAACAGCTAATTCTTGTTCTGGACCAAAGTATAAATCATTTTTCCTTTTACGTCCTCTTCTCTTAGCCATTTATCCCATACTTTTGTCGTAACTTATATCTCTTTCTTTTTTGTGAAAGTATTCTTTTTTAGCTTGGTCTAACCACCATTTAGCTTCTAGTGGGTCCATTTCGTTTGCGTATTGCTCAAATAAAGAACCTTCTCTTTTATTCTGATGTTTATATCCAAATCTAGGAATGACCATAGTTTTAACACCATTAACTGCCATTCTTAACAAGAATTCATAGATGAATGTTAATTTTATATTTTGTTTTAATCCTCCCCAGTTTTCAATGGCTTCTTTTTTCATAACAAAACCATCGATGTTAAAGTTTTGGAATGTTAACAATCCGTTTTCATCTAGAAACCCTAGTTCGTCTGAAAATGAATTAGCCCAAACAGCTTCATTGGTTAGTCCCATAAAAGCTCCGTTATTTGCGTCAGTATCAACGATGATGGGCATGAATATATCAACATCAGTGTGCGCCTTTCTATATTCAACCACATTTTTAAACCATTTATTAGAGTACTCATCATCAAATTCTAAAAAACTGAACCATTCGCTTTTAGCTTGACTTACACCGTAGTTAATTTGTGCTTGAAATCCAGCGCCGTCTGGATTACTAACAACTTTAACAATATCCTTTGCTTTGCCAAAGTCAAATGTTTTCATAGTTTCTTCTATTTTAGAACCGCTCGGTACTACAATAAGTAATTCTTCTGGTTTTACCTCTTGATTAACAACACTTTCTATTGCAGCGTTGAAAAGTGTAACTTCTTTCTCTCCGTTTAATTCGTGAATTGGTAATATTACACTTATGTTTGTTTTATTTTCTTTCATGTTAATTATTTTTGAGTTTCTAATAATTTAATAGTGTTATTTAATTCATCCTTTCTACCTTGAATTAATGATGTGTAAACTTCATCTAAGATTTCTTTTTGATTTTCTGATGTATATTTACCCTTACTGTCTTCAATACCTTCAGTTAAGTCTTGTGGTACTGAATCCTCAAGCCAAACTTTTAAATATGTTGCGATTAATTCAGGTATATTTAAATGTGTATTTGTCCAAATACCATTATTCTTTATTGATGCCTTTCCGTTTTCATCGATAGTTTCCATCCATTCTGGAATCATATTTGGCATTTTACCAATTACTGGTGTATTACATTCCATAGCTTCTAATGGGAATGTCCCAAACCCAGCTGAGTCATCTAGCCATACGCTTAAACATGACTTACCTAAGT